TTCGTAAATTCGCGCCGGATAAATCCGCGCTTCGTAAATTCGCGCCGGATAAATTCGCGCCGGATAAATTCGCGCCGGATAAATTCGCGCCGGATAAATTCGCGCCGGATAAATTCGCGCCGGATTTTAACGCTTCTTTTAATGTTTCTAAAATTGTATTATTTTCTTTTGAATATTCAAAAATAATGCTTCCGGTAAATCGATTTTTAATTTCTATTTTAATCATACTTCTAATATTTTGTTTTGACAAATATACTACATTTATTTAGATACACAAACTTTTATACAAAATAATTTAAAAAAAGCGACGGGACAAACTACCGAACCCGCCGCAACCCTCGACCGTTACCGCAAAGAGGGCCAAAAATTAAAATTCGATTATTGTTCCGTTGATCTCGAAAACTTGTTTCTTTTCGATTATTTTTTCGACGACTTCGGATTTTTCGACTAGATTATTTAGTCGTTGCGTGATCGACGCGTTAAAGATCCCGGCGGCCCCGCCTTCGATTTGATTTTGTCTAATTAGTTTTTTAATTAAATTGCAGACTCCGGTAAATTTTTCGTAACGGCCGTCTTTATTATAAAAATAATCTTCGATGTCTTTGCATATTTCAGTACGCCAACAATGGTTTTGAAATCCTTCCATAGTTAACGGTCTTTGTTTTTTTATCATTACGGATTCGACGTCTTTTCCTTTGTAGTCATGTACTAGAAACGGATTCTTTTTGATGTCGGCTTCATACTCTAAAAAAACGGCGAACATGTCTTCGGGTTCTTCGAAGGATCTCGGCCGACCTACTCTTCGTTTTTGAACGACCGGTTCGACTTTACTTTTTAACTTTATTTTTTTTATAGACATAACTTTCAAATTTTCTAAATGCCGAATAATTTTCGTTAAATTCTAAAACGAACCCTTCGGCCTGGTCCATCTCAAAGATAATAAATTTTTTGACGCTTTCAGTAAATAGCGATATATTTTCTTTTTCGCAAATATCGGAAATTTTAACAATTTGATCTAAATCTAAATCATAAATATATTTGAATATTTTATTTTGGTATTCAAGTGTCTTTTGATCCATTCCGAAAAACGCGATCCCGTGAATTTCTTCTAACCTGGTGAATTTCTTTTTTATTTCTGTCATGATTAAATATAAATAAATTTGTTTGAATTGATCGACGTCGCGAATGACGAAATATTTAAACCCGTTTTTTAAGCGATTTAAGCGTATTAAAATTTGTTCCGAAGATAATACGCCTTTTTCGATTTTAAATTCAAATAAGAACGTTTTCCCGTCAATCTGAAACATCGTGTCGGGTATTCCTGGCACCGTTCCGGTTAATTTCAGTTTTGAAGCTTCGCGCGGCGATCTTTTCCCGCCGTTCGGAATCGCGAAGAACATTGTCCGGTATTCCGGAAATATTTTCCAGGTCCATAAAAAGGCGTCGGATTGAATTTTGTCTTCTGTTACCATTTGTTTTTGTTACTTTTTCATTTTTGACTATTCAATTAACTAAGAATCAATATATTGAACCCCTTTGTTACCGTGTTACCTGATTTTTTTCAAAACTTTTAATATCCTATACCCTATAACCCTTACTACTTAATTAATAATAAATATATATATATTTTATATATTTTAAAGTAACAAAGTCGCATTTAGTATATTTCATTGATTTTCAATTAGTTATCTTGATACTTTTTTGATACAAACTAACTTTTTAATTTGTAACAAGTAACAAAAACGCGCCTTTCGACGCGTTTTTGCTTAATTTTGTTCATAATTCGGCTTTAACATTTTGAAAGGTTGCGGCGTCATGTCTTCCTGGATCACGTAAAAACCTTTTCTTTGTTTTTTATCGTCACCGCTTCGACTATTTACACAAACATATCCTAAACTCGTCAACGCCTTTAAAACGTCTGATCGATCTATTCTAGTTCCAACGCCGACAATTGCGATCATTCTCGATAATATTTCCGTAGTTGATAAATGTATCGCGAAAGGATCTTTATTTTTTGCCGGTTTAAAGTGCTGCATTAATACATCCGTTGCCGTAGTCGCGACCTCGTGTTGTTTATTCATTGTCGATTGCTTTTCCTCTTCTTCTGCCGTGAAAGTAACTGAATAGTTCGGATCTAAATACAATGTCATTGCCTGGGACCAAATTAAATTTACGTCCAATTTGCTATAATCCCAATTTATACCGGTTATCTCAAAACAGATCCAACGCGTGTTCTCGGTGTCCGTTAAAAATTCGGAATTATTTGTTGACGCCCAAAGATTACAACGTCGCTCCATTAATTTGACGCCGTGCGCGTACGCTCTTCGTTCTTTTACGACGTATTGCGAAATCATTGCTTTTAATCTATTCGAATCCTTTACAGACGCGCTATTAAATTCTTCAATGTTATAAATGAAATTTTCTGCGAACGCGATTTGTCCGTCCTTGTCGTCACGGATCATTGTTTCCGTGTAATACTCGCCTTTTACGAATGGACTAAGTTTTCGAATAAACATCGATTTTCCGGTCTTTTGCTTTTCGCCTACCAATGTAAAAACGTATCGATTGACGTCGCCGCCGAAAGTTTGTTCAACGGATCGGACCAAATGTTTTTTAAACATAGAAGTAAAAAAATCGCGATTTTCTTCGGCCAATTGTACGTGATCGCTTAATATTTTTATATGATCCGTTTTTCCGTCCCATTTATCCAGGCCGTTAAAATACTCCTTTATTGGATCTATTTCTTTAACAAAATCCGATTGAAGCAAAGATTTAATATTGTTTACGGTCGTAGTTTGTCCGCAATGTAGCGCGTGACGTGTCACGGTGTCAAAGTTTACATCTTCAAATTTTGAATTTTTATCCGATTTTATTCTATAATCGCAATTATTTAAAACGACATTTCTTCTAAACTCCCAACGTTCGCCGATTGTTATTTCAAGTTTTAATTGTTTTGAAAAATCGTTAAATCCGTGTAAATGTTTTTCTTCGTCGAATACTTTTTTAAATATATTTTCGATTTCTTTTTTAGATAATCCGGTTTTAAAAAAATCTTCAAAATCCGACTTGTCAAACATACGCCCTACTCTGTTAATTTCGCGCGCCTTAGCGTAAACGATTGCGATCGCCTTACTGTTTTCTGCTTTTTTTATTGTCGCTTCGGTATAATGTTCGAATGTAATCGGCGATAAAATACCGTTTGAAATTCCGTCTTTTATAGTCTTTTCAAAAGGGTAATCTTCTTTAAACTTACGCGACAACCATACAGAAATTAAGCGCGCTAAAACCGTATTTTCGTCCAACAATCCGCCGCCAACATATCCACCCATTAATCGCGACGCTTTTAATAGTTCGTTGTGGCGTTTTCCGTCCGGTGCCGTTCGGATCATGTTTTCGGCAATTGCGATAATACGTTCCGGATCGAATACCTTTTCTTCTTCCAATGAAACGCGGACCGCCGAATCATTTAAAATAGCGTCGACGTCATGCATTACGAAGCGCGGTCGCGGAATGTCTTTACATGCTTGATCTACTTCTAAATTATAATTTTTTAAATAATATTCAGACAAAAATTTAAAACTTTCTAAATGTTTATCCGGATCAATTTTCACAATTACGCATAAACCGTCGCCACCAATAGAAACAGATGTAAACCACGAATAACGATCAAACGCTAAATAAGATTTAACTTCGTTAACATCGGTTAAATTATCAAAATCAATCGCTATTAATCCGGAATGTTTTATCAATCCGGCTAAACTTCGATTTTTAAAGGTTCCGGAAGTTGTAAAATAAGGGACCGTTTGTTTTAAACTTGAACGCTCGTCCTTTGTTTTTCCTTCACGAACCTTTTGAACGTGTTCCGCCCACTCGCCACTTTTAACGGCTTCGAACGCGTCGTTTATATTTATTTCAACGCCGTCAGTAGTATGTTTTATTGTTTTGTAATATGATACGTTCATAATTCCATCGTTTTAATAATACAATCCAACGCGTTTTTTAAGTTGATTGCGTCTTGTAAACTTAAAGGCGTATATGAAGGAAACTTTTCGCCTTTATTTGTTATAACTATTAAACATTCCTCACACCCTCTTTTTGATACGTTTATAGTCGTATCTTGTAACTCTTTGCGACTTAATTTAAATTCTACATCCATAATAATAATTTAATAAATTAATTAATAAAAAAAAGCCATTTAAAAAAGGTGCCTCGGACGACCTTTGATAAATGACTTTTACAATAATATTTTTAGAAGTTTCCGAGGCTTCGGCCACAAATATAATAATATATTTTACAATTACAATTTTAAATTAAATAAATTTTCGAAATCTTCGTCGTCCAAATGATCGATCGCCTTGTTTGCGATTTCGACGGCCAATTCTAAAAGGTCTTGTTTACCGGCTTTTCTTTTGTTTTTGTCTGCTAACTGTTTTAATTTTTCAAGGTCGATCTCTTCGAATTTAATTATTTGCGTTCCTTTTCTTATCATAAATTTTATTATAAATTTTATTATATTAAATTATTTTCTGCGTAATATACCCACTTCGAATCGTACCCCATGAACGCCGCGAATTTAGTCAAATTTTCGTGATTGTGTTCGATGTTGTGAAATATCCAATGTTTTTTGAATCCTTTCAATTCCTGGAAATCCACCAGGTCCCGGAATGACATTTCGGCGATCGGCTTTTTTAATCGCTCCGGGATCGCCGTTTCGCCGATTTCTGAAAACGTCGAATCGATTAACATCATTTCGCTTTTAGGGAAAACGAAGCCGCATTTCGGACATAACGGCGCCGAAGCGTGAACGAAGTCGCCGCAGCCGAATTTTTTTAACTGTTTAAAATCCATGTCGTCGCGACTAACTTCGATAAAATCGCCGTTTTCCTTTATTTCGATCAATCCTTCCGGACATTGTTTTTGCGGCGCGATTCCGGCTTTATTGCTTACTTTATGCCACAAAGAAAAAGATCTTTCACGTTCCCAATGTCCCAACTCGGTAACGTTGCCGCCCATGTCAATAATAATAAATTCCTTTTTATTTTTAAAAGTTCGCGATCCACGGCCGCACATTTGCAGCCACAAAGGGACTGATTTTGTTCGGCGATTAACGACAACTGTTTCGATTGACGGTTCGTCGTATCCGGTCGTTAATATATCAACATTGCAAAGGATCGCGCCGGGCGTATGTTTAAACCAACGTAACGCCGCTTCGCGTTCGTTTTTTGGCGTTGTTCCGTCAACATGTCGACAATCGTATCCGGCAGCTAAAAAGGCGTTTTTTGTTTTAATGGAATGCTGAACGTTTATATTAAAAATGATCGTCTTTTTTCCTTTCGAAAATTCGTTGTACTTATCGATCAATCCATCGTACAAAAACGGCTTGTCGTACGCCTGGAATAATTGATTTGAATCATAATCGCCGGCCTTTTGTTTAACGTCGTCGACATCTATTTCAACGCCTTTTGTACGAGCCGGACAAAGAAATCCGTCAGAAATTAGATCACTAATATTAACGGATTGGACCATGGATTTATAAATTGATCCTAATTGCGTCGTTTTATTTCCTTTACGTAAAGGCGTCGCCGTCGCTCCAATAACGAAGGAACCGCGATCGACGTACGTTTTTGCCACTTCGTCAAAGATCTGTTTATGTGCTTCGTCAATAATAACCAGGTCGACAAATGGAAATTTTCGATTTTTCAACGTTTGGACCGTAGCGACGAAGCAATTTTTTTTATAATCGATCCATTTAACGCCGCCAGTTATTATTTCGGGTTTCAATCCGTATTCTTTCAATTTGTTGACTGATTGATCGATCAATTCTTTTCGATCCACTACGACAATAACAGATTTTCCATTTTTAACCGTGTCGAACGCGATGTCGGCGAATGTCACAGTTTTGCCGCTTCCGGTAGGACTGCATAAAACGACGGCGCGATTTCCGGCAGCAAAATTGGATCTAATTTCGTCTTTTAATTCTGTTTGATAAGGTCTTAATTTCATTTTAAAATAATTGTTAAAATAGATAATATCATGATAAAAATTATAAATAAGTGTGCGATTTTTTCCTTCATAATAATTTGATTTGTTTGTTTTCTACTTTTTTAATTTCTTCAATTGGCGCGCCGTAAACTTCGATATCTAGGTCTTTAAAAGTATAATTCGCAGAATACGGATAAAGATTCGATATTATTATTTGACCGATAAAATAGCCATTAATTGGCCGTAAAAAATATAACGTATCGCCAAAACGGCAATTGTCGACAATCTTATAAACGCGCCCGGTTACATATTCCGAACGCGCTTTTATTGTTATTATTAAAATGTCGTTTACTTTATACATCTTGACTCAATCTATTAAACGCCCACTTTTTAAAACCTTCGAACTTTTCGCGAATGTCAATCGTTGCGTTATTTTCGAACGGCGCTTCGCCTAATTCGCAAGCAATGATCCAACCGCGAAATTTTGCTTCCGGCGTCATTTTTGCGTCTGTGTTTTTTTGCGCCTGGATCTTTTGTTCTTCGATTTTATTTTTTGCTAATATTTGACGCGCTTCGTTAATTAGTCTTTCGTCTTCTTGTGCTTTTTTTACTAATTTGCGACGTTCCGATTCAGAACTTTCTAACGCTTCGACTGCCTTCTTCTTTGCTTCCTTTATTTCCTTTGAAATTTCATCGACATAAGCGTCAAATTTTGCCTTTTCCGCGCCTTTTACATATTCCAAAGTGAATTGAGTGTCACCGTATGTAAAAGTAAGGCCGTCGAAGAAAAACCCGGCAACGATTAGATTTTGTTGACGTCGTAAATTTTCCAAGTTAATTTCATTTTGTTTTTGTTCGGCAGCGTGACGCGCGTTCATTGCCGTTTCTAATTCGTAGTATAACTTATCGAACTCTTCTTGTGTCATGTTTTCGACCGGATAAATTGACGGCGTTTCGACTACCATAGACAATTGGTCCAATCGTTCGGCCTTCATTTTTTCGGCTTGTTGCGCGTTCCAACGATCGGCGAATTTTTCTTTTTCTTCGAATTTGCCCTCGATATTTTTCAACGTCGCCGAAACCATAGCGCCGGCGTTCATCCACAATTTATCGATTAAAACTTCGTCGGCTAATCTGTTTTTGATTTCGAGCCTTTTCGCCTTTATAATTTCTTCGGCTTTTAAACGTTTTGATCGAACTTCTAAACGATGTTCGCGGGCGTTCTTCATTTCGAGTTTTTGGCTTACATCTGTAACGATAATCGAATCGACTTTGTTTTGCCAGGTTTGCGCTTCGTCGAAAAACATTTGTAGCGATTCCGCTATAACGTTGGTCTTTGTTTCTGTAATGCCGGATTCTTTTATTAAAACGGCTAAATTTTTTCCTTCCATATTTTAAAGTTTTTTACAAATATACAAACATTTTATTGAATACACAAATATTTGTATTATATTTGTCGAAAATAAATAAAAGATATGAAAATAACAGTAAACAAAATTAAACGCGAATTAATAAAGAATCACGGTTATACTTTAGAAATTAATAAAGAAGATCAATTCCACGAATTAATCAAAGATACTTTACAAGTTATAAAAGATATTTTAGTCGTTCAAAAAGGAATAAACATTAATAAATAAAAAACATGATAACAGAAAATTGTTTAGTAGGCTGCAAAGAAGAAGCGCATCATTTTAACTGCGATCATTCGCGTTTCATTATTCCGGTACAAGATTACGAAGACTACGAATCGCCGGACGATCTATATTATATTAAAACGTTTGATCCTTACGAATTGTTAAAAATAGATCTGTCGTTTATTATAGTACGACATAAATTAATAAACTACAATACGACGGCCCAATTTAGATATAAAAAGAAATTTTTTATTCATTACGTTGTCGACGTTTTGGAACTTCCTTTAAATGAATTATCTAAATTGATCTTAATTGACGAAAAAAACCTAAAAATAATTAAAAGTAAAAAATTAATTTCGCCCCTGGATCGTTGGATCGACGGCGATTTTAAGGGAATGGAAAAAAAATTATTTAAAATAAATGATACAAAAGTTTGCGTATCTAAATAAATGTAGTATCTTTGTCAAAACAAAACGAAATGAAGCTAAAAATAATAACCGAAACAATGACAGGCATCGGCGTCGATCATTGGAAAAATTGGACGGCTTACGAAATTAGTACATGGATAAAAAATCATTTTACAGTAAGTCGGTACATATCAAATAAAGCAAGTTTAATAATTTTTAATCAAATAAATGAAAGATGAGTAAAACAAAACAAATTTACGACGAACACCACAATTTTTTGGAATCGTTAACCAATTCGGCCCGTTCCGATAATGACGCCTTAAAAAGCCGAATTATCGCCGTTAAATCGAAAATGCCGTCCGGAATCGTTCCGCTTTTCGTTAAAGTTTATCCGGATTATAATTCGGAAATTTTAAAACTTAAAATTAGAAACGTATTGTCGTTGCGTTGCGTTGATCGCGAAATTACGACAAAATTAGAGTTATTAGAAAGTAAGTTAAATCAAATAAATAAATAGAGTTATGGCAATTATCGCAACAAGTGAAGCAACATCAAACATCCCGTTAATCGAAACGGGATCGTATCCGGCAACATGTTTTAAAATGATCCACGTCGGGACCGTATCGGACGAATTCGAAGGAAAACCAACGAAGGCGAACAAAGTAATTTTATTCTTTGAATTTCCAACGGAAATGTACAAATTTAAAGAAGATAGCGAAGAAGAACCGCGAATCCTTAACCAGGAATTTACCTTATCTTTGGGCGCGAAATCGAAACTACTTCCGTTCCTTAATTCGTGGCGCGGAAAACCATTCACGGCCGAAGAAGCGGCAGCCTTCGACGTGTCAAAATTAATAGGCGTTCCTTGTTTTATTTCGATAGGTTCGAAAGTAAGTAAAAAAGGAAAAGAATTTAATTACATCGTTTCGGCCTTGTCGCTTCCTAAAGGCATGCCGGCGCCCGCTCCGATTCGTGAACAAATAGAAGTTAATTATCAAAATTTAACGGAAACGTTCGGACATGTCCCGGCCTATATTCGTGAAAAAATGGAATTGACGCCGGAATATTTGTCGCAAAGTTTTAGATTCCCAATCGAAGGCGAAACGATCGAAGCAATACCGGAAGACGAAGTCGACGCCGTAGCCGAAGACGAAACAGTCGAAGCGGTACCAGGTAAAAAATTACCTTTTTAATATGTTGTTTGATCAATTAAAGGCCGAAGTTGACGTTTACGTCGCTTCGGTTCATGAAGGCGAAATCGAAGCGCGCCCCGTGTATGCTGAATTAAAGAAAATTGAAACGCTTATAAATGTCGCATTGGCATCGATCAAAAATCAAACGATCGAAGAACAATCGCACTACGGATCACAACAAACAGAATTAAACGGCGTAAAAATGGAAATAATGAACGCCGGCGGACGTTGGGAATATAAACACTTATCGGATCACGTTCTGTTAACTGATCGCGTTAAAAAGTTCGAAGCCGAAGCGCAAAAGAACGGCACGGCGATAAAATCGCAATCCGTCGAAACAATAAAATGTACATTTAGATTGTAAAAAAGGCCCGCAAATTAACGCGGGCCTTTTCTTTTATCAAAGGAAACAAAACAAACCTTTGATTATTTTTTGATAAATAAATCCGCTTCAATAGCGCGCCTTTTTACTAGGCCGTTTAAAACTTTTCCGCCGCCTTTAATGTAGTGACTTTTCCACCATGTCGAAACCACTTCGTCGGTTGCCTTCATGTTCACCAACCTAAATAAAGTCGAAGACGATCCGCAATTCCAACAAAACGAAACAAGCGCGTCAAATTGATTTTGATTCAATTCTATTTTAATATTTCTTTTTACCGTCGCTTCGTATTTTGGCAATAACGAAAGTAAAAGTTCTTCGGCGCGCTCCTGGCTAATTACGTCCTGGATTAATACTTTATTTCCGTTTTCGTAAAAAGTATTCCCATATCCGATCGTTGTAACTCCGGCCGCGCATTTATACGCCTTCAATTTGCATCCTTCGAAGCGCTTAATTAATTTTATTCCTTCGTTACTTGTTTTCATCTGTTCCAATTTTTAAAGCGCGTTTACGAGCGATCGCAGCGAACCCCGCCGCCAACGCTCCGGCGATTAGTTTAATTTTAACGTCGTCGGCTTCCGTAGCGACATAAGTCAACGTCGCTGCTGCCAAAGTTGCTAAACGTCCTTTCAATTGATTTTTTGGCGATGTTTTCGCCTTTACTTTTTCGATTAAATTCATGATAATTCTATTATTAATGTTCCGGTAAATGTTATATTGTTTGTGAATGCTAAATCGCCCGTATTAGTTAACTCCAACGTTGAAACGTCGAAAGTCACTTTTCTGTTAAAATTTAATTTTTGAAGCGAATAGTTTGGATCAACTAAATTGAATAATAAAGCGCCTGGCTTAGTCGAATGATTCGAAATTTTTAAGTGTGCCGCCGGTATCCCTTGAACGGTCGACGAAGCACGCCCTATTGCGTTAAAAGGTTTTATCGTTGTTGGTGACTGTAAAATATCCGCCGCGATTAGATCCAAAGTAATAGAATTAACTTGCGCCGTGTTCCATGCTACGACTTGAATATCAACGATATTGTATTGAATGATGACAGTTTTTCCGATTACTTTCATTCTAAAATATGAAGAAGCTGAATCAAAAGTCATTGAAGCGTTGCCGGAAGCCGAACCGTCGTAAGCTGAATTTCTTAATACATTCCCGACTAGATCGCCGGCGTTTTGCACCGACCAAGCTTCTTTTATTCCGATTAATTCGTTTAAAGCGTCCGTCGCGTCACTTTGCGCGGCGTTGGCCGTCGTTGTTGTCGTTGTCAATCCGATATTGTCGGCTAATCGCTTTTTGTGTGTGTTGACGTCGTAATATTCCCACTTCGCCGTATTACCGATTAAAATAACAATTTCGCCACCAACTAAAGGCGTTGTTTGAAGCGTTAATTTTCCTTTTCTTAAATTGTACGTTTCATGGACCGAAGCGTCTTGAAAAGTTTTAAGTCCTGGCGTTGTTCCGGAATTTGTCGAATCTAATTCCAATTTATACCATTTACCAATTGCCGGCGAACTGTTAGCCGTAAACGCCGGAATCCTTAAAATTTCGCCGTCTAATATTGCGAATGTTTCCGGAAAACTCCACGACGTCGCCGCCGTAATATCGTTATAATTTGCCGACAAAACGAAGCCGTCGCCTAAAAACGAAAGTCCGCCTTTTAGCGCTTCACGGACCGAATCGTCAACGAATCGAAGATCGTCAAGGACGAAAGGATACCCGCCCGAATCTGTATTGATTAATTTATTCATATATTTTTTTTGTTAAAAGTAAACAATATTATAAGATTTCCCGGCGTTGTTGTAAAAATTGACGCGCTTTTTAAATATGTTTTCATTGAATAAAACGCCTTCATTATCGTTGGCCGTCAAACAATACGTTGGCACGTTTATAATGTATGAATATTGGCCGTTTATAAGTTCCGACATATTTTCGAAATAAACCGGCGATCCGCCTTCCGAAAAATTCTTTAAATATAACGGCGATTGTAATTCCGCAAAATTCCAAACATAAGTATAAACAATATTTGCGCCGTCTTCGATGTAAATCCCGGAAGTTGGGTTCGAATAAACAATATTTAAATATTTTTCTAAATAAATTATTTGCGCCGAAAAAGCCAATTTAAACGCCATTTTATTACGATAATCAAACAGACTATCGTTCACGTCTTGAAACGGCTTAATAATCGCGTTTATGTAGTCTATTTGTTTTACTTTGCGCGCAAACCACGGAAGCAAACCACGAATAAACCCTTTATAATTTATTTGAAAATCCATGATCTTAAATTATAGCGTTGTAAGTAATATTTGCGTTTAAAGGAAATGAAGGATCGATCACTAAATAACCGGCATCCGCGACGTAATTCGGCCCCGTAGCGACAAAAGGATTCGCACCCGTTCGCGCTTCGCACGTGTTGACTTCCGGATCGATCACACCTTCGACGGCTTGCATTGCGTCGATAAGTCTGTTTTTGTTGAACGTGCCGTCGAAAGGTAAATTTTTAATATAATCGTTTATCGCATCTTCGACCGGAAAAGTTCCTGGCGTCAAAATTATTTCGCCGTCCGAAGTCAAAACCAAAGGATCGTAATTTATTAAAATAATCAATTTTAAAGTGTCGGCGTTTATATTTGTAATCGATATGTTTGTCCCGGCGAATTTAATCGTATTAATATAAGATGTAAAGGCCGTTTCTTCGGGACCGGACAAAGGCGCCAAAACCCCGCCGCCGGAATCCTTCGCGATCTTAATTCGTAACTGATTAGCCACTTCAATAACCGACGCGCGAAAAACGACTTTTATTCCCGTCGATCCAACGGCGTAAGCGTATTTTAAAAGTGACGAATCCCAAATTAAGGCGTCGCCGTATTGGAATAAAAGCGATTGTCTAACATACCACGGTTTTGTCCCCGCCACAATCGTAAGCGATAAGGCTTCAATTTCTGCGACGTGTTCGTCGAAGATCTTTTCATGCGACCAAATAGCAACGGAAAAAACCCACGCCCAAAGACGCCAAATTGCAACCTTTGACGACGATGTTAAATTCGTTAAAAAAGTTTGCGCCGTGTCCGGGTTTGGGACCAACGTGTCCAAAGACGAAAACGTTTCCTTTTCCGCGATTATTGCGTCGTATATTTGTGAAATCGTTCTACTCATTTTTCTTGTTGTTGTTGTTGTTTAATTATTATTGCAAATAAATCATGACTGCTTTTTATATTAGCGCTCATGTGGTCGATTTTTATTTCAAAGTGTTTTAATCGTTCGTCAAATAGTTGTTCAATGTGAAGAAATCCCGAGTTTTGAGAAATTCTCATTTCTTTATTTTCGCTTTTCAATTCTATTAGACCGTCGTGTGCTTTCTTAATATCGTTTTCAGCTTGTTTTAGTCTTGTGTGTAAGTCACGTAAAAAGAAACCTACAACACCGACTAGGATAGCTATAATTGTAATGTTGTTCATAATTTTAAGTTAATTGTTGGTGCGCTAGGTTCGTAAATAGATGAAGTTAACGACTTAATAAAAAGTAAATCACTCGGACAATCTTCTAAATTATTAACTATGTTAAATTCCTTTTCTGAAATTAAATAGCTACCGTTAACGTCTTGAATTGGTCTAAATACAATTATTCCATTATCTGAATTAACTAAAATGTCCCTTTGAGAATTGCTTATTTTGTAAATATTAGTATCCATATCTTCCTTTAAATTCGTTGAAATCTGATGTCATATCTGTTGTTGACCTATATTCATCATAAACCTTATGTACTCCAATTTTCCCTTGTAAGTAATATCCAACTCCATTATAAGCTCCTAATTTTACGGATATAGTTGAAGACGTTGTTGGTATTACAGTTTGTGCAGCTGTGGCTTGTAAAACATCATTGTAATATAATTGCATAGTTGTACCGTTAAATCTAGCTGTAACGTTTATCCAAGCTCCTTTTGCCATTGGACCAGGAGTAAGGTATTGGGTTGCTGTATCACTTCCCAAAGCCAAATAATTAGCAAAATTCACATGAAAAGTACTTACTGTTTTAAATTGAGTAACCATGTCACCCCCACAATATATCATAGCGTTACCGCCTATTAATTCAACAAAAACCCAAGTTGAGATTGTCCTTGCTGCGTTTGGTTGAATTGCTGAATTAGTGGTAAAATCAATGTAGTCGTTAATTCCATCAAAAACAAAAACACCACCATTTGCAGAGGAGTAACCAACACCGTTGATAAGTGTACCGTTTTGAGTACCCGTTAAATCTACAACTGTCGTTCCACTACCTGAATAACTTGAAGGATTGCCAGGATCGATGAAATTTTTTAAAGAAGCGGGATATGCTGCGCCCCCCGCTTGTTTCATCATTGCTCTAAAAAACGACCTTCTCATCATTGCTCCAAAGAGTTAAGAGTTTCAAATTTATCCGTTGCGCTATTGTATTGGCATGAAATCAAAAGCCATTTACTAATGGTTGTCGTAGTTGGTAAAGCACTTCCAAACCCTAAGAACTTACTTCCAAAAGTAATCGCTCGAGCCGTTGCGTTGTCCTTAATCCTATAATTCAGTATTTGACCGTTGTAAAATGTTCCCGTTGGATTCGCTAAGGTTAATCCCGCCGCTTGTGCCGTAATCTCGACAAGGTCGTTCGTGCTTATTGCCGTTACCGTTGCGCTACTTGTGACCGTTTGAACATTGCAATTTTCAGAACTTAATATCAATCCTTTTGCGTCATACGTCACACGTAAACCCGTTCCCGCCGTTATTAAAGTATTTAAATTAACTTTTGCGTTTAATTGATTTTGAATAGAACTTGAAACCCCATCCAAATAACTGATTTCCGTCGCTGAAACTGTATCGATCGAAGTCGTCGAAGGAAGTACAACCGTACCGGTGAAAGTTGGCGAAGCTAAATTTGCTTTTAAAGCCAGGTCCGTATCGTCGGCAATCGTTCCGTTTCTATTTTGAAAAGTATATGTTCGGGCCGCCGTGTTTGAATTGGTAAAAAACGAAGTAAAAGTATTCGCGACGTTTTTAAAATTGATCTTAAAAAGCGTTAATCCAGGAACGCCGCCGGTCGCGTCCTTATCGTCTTTATGGACGTATGAATCGACGGTTTCGTTTAATATATTGCGAACTTTTGCAGCCGTTATTTCGCCGTTTGAATTTGTATTTATGTCCGTTGTAATTAACGAATTAAGTTCCGATCGTGTTTTCATATATTAATTAAAATCAAAGTTAAAATCTAGTCCGAAATCGCCCAACGATAGCGAATTGTACGTTTCGTCGGCATTGTTAACAACGAAATTAGTGTTTTTAAATAGGTTTTTCACTTTTATAACTCCGGCGTTTTCGTTGTTTAAAGTCAAAGTTCGTGACGCGATATATTCGCGATCTAATCCGACGGCGTTTAAACCGATCGAATTATCTTTTAAAATTGCAAAAAGGCCCGTTTCAATATCGCCAAAATTTTGAATCGAAACGTCGAAAATGTCTTGGCCGCTTTTTATTGTGTATTCCATGATTAAATATTTTTTCGATTTGCGTCGATGTTAATTTCTAATTTTGTCGCGTCGTCAACTAAAACAGAAACGACATTATAATTATCGCTTTCAAGATTTAAACGTATTTTTTGCGCCAATTCAATAGTATTAATTGATCCGTTTATCAATTTCGCGATTCCAACGCCCAACATTGGCCACTGTCTAAATTGGCCTAAGTCTGTTAAAAGAATGTGATCCACGTGCTGCGAATCCGATTCGCCGAAGAATATATCGCCGTTCGAAATAGAAATGTCGCCTTCGGCGTCCAAAATAATATCTTTAAAAATTGCCATTTTATCAATGTTTTATTTTTGTGTTTTCAAGATCATTCACAACCGTATTAAGCAACGGCGTAACCGAAGCAAAAAACGGCGCCATTGGAAACGCGCCGGCCGGCGCTAACGTCACGACTTGCGATTGACATGCTGAAATTAACGAATTTAATTTGTTTTCCAAAGCGTTTATTTTATTGACTAAAGGATCAATTTTGACAATTCCGTTATTTGTCCCGTCGTTGAACGTTATTTCGTCGCAATTTATAAGGACCTTCGCAATTTCTGAAAAGGTCGAAACGTACCCGGTTTTGTTATTTAAAAACGTCACAATAACAACCGATCCAACGGAAGGAATTAAACAAAATCCCGCCGTCGAATTAAATTCGCTTTGAAGACGAACGCCGAAGATTTCCGCGTCACCGTTTAACGGCTGAACGTCGACGCTTCGTTCGGCTTCGTCGCATTCCAAAACAGAACAAACAATCGAATAGTTTTCGACCGTCGGATCTTTTACGATGTTTTGCAATAATTGTTTTATATTTTCCATTATTCGAAAATTAAGAACGGCGCGCCAAAGGCGGTTAATTCATAGTTTGTAACGTCGCTTTGTTGAAAGTCGGTCCCGACGATCGCTTTTCGTCCTAATTCAATGTTTTGACGGAATCCATTTTGTCCGAAGGAAGTCGTCGACGAATCGACGAAATAAAATCCGTTTTGTTCGGGAAATTTTAAAGATCGTAATTGAATGACGTCGCCGTGACTGATCTTTTTATCGCCAAAAGTAACGAAGGATCCACGAAACCCGGTAAACTTATACTTCGGAATTTCACGCGTCGCAATGTCGCGAAGTTGCTTTTCTGTTAAATTATAATAATGTCCGGTCCTGGCTTCGCCGTCAACGTCGCCGACTTCGATTTCGATCTTCGAATTATCCGGCATCATTGAAATAGCTTTTAATTTTATTTTAATGTCCGATTCGTTTTTCCATTCTAAAGAATGATCGACGACATTTCGTTCAAATGTTATATTAAAAACCTTCGTAAATTTCGGAACGTAAGTAAGGCCGCAAAAAAGCGTTTTTCCTTTAAAAAATGATTCCAAAGAATACGTTTTTTTGAGTTCTTCTAATACGTTTACCGGCGTGACGTTCGTCATTCTAAATGATCCGATTTCCGCGTTTGAATCGTTTTTGTCAAAATCGACGCCTTTTAATATGTCTGTTAATAAAGTGTTGACGTTTACGGATTTATAGCTTTTCGTAATCGAATATTGTTTTAATTTCCACATTTCGTTTTCGCAATGAATAACGACCGGCGTCGACAAAGATAAACGATCGATATATCCTTCGAAATACGTCGTTAATTCCGGATAATAACCTAATTCAACCTTTACAACGTCGCCACGCTTAAAAATCGACCTTTCGCCAATAAAAACACTTTCGTCACCTTTTGTGATCTTCTTCGGCAAAGTGATCGAACAATTATCCGTTAATTCCTTCCATGTCGAAGTGATTTCAACTTCGTTGACGAAATTAAAAACGTTTTGACCTATTGTTATTTTAGAATGTAATCTTTTCAAAATTCATCTGTTTGAAGTTCGACCGGCGTATCTGATAATAAAGAAATCGAAAAATCTTGTGTATTGCGAAAACCTTCCATTTGTGGGAAATCGTAATTTTCGACAACTGATTCGTGAATCCCAAAAAAAGACAAAAATTCCGATATTATTTTAATCGATACCGGCGAATTTAAAATCTGTATTAATTCGTTCACTTCGTCGGCCGGATAGTCGTTGTTTCGTGAAACAATTTTTCCTTCAATAGAAATATTATAATCGCCCATAGAAATATATTCTTTGACAGTTCCGTCGCGCCCTTGAATTGGCGTCGTTACAATGTTTTTACTTTGCGAAACAGAAAATAAAACGGTATCGATAATAATTCCTTTTTTTACCTCTATTTGTTCGCCGGCTAATGTTTCGTAGTTAAAAGGCTTAATTTCTAAATTAGAAAAAACCGCCGTACCTAAATACGACATTTTTATAGGCTTATCTTTATCCGTCGACGACGCGACAAAAGCCTTCGTTTTTACGAATCCCAAAATCGTACCTTTGGCGTCGATCTTATTAAATACTTTCTTCATTTTTACGTCGTTTGTACGTTATTAACAACCCCCAACAAAAGTTTTGATACTTCGTCTTTAATTATATTTTTAATGTCGCTAAGGTCCTTTACTTGCGTGAATGACTGTTCTTTTATCAATGATCCGATATTAATATTAAATGTCTTCGGCGCGCCGTTCTGAATTTCTGAAAGTCCCGACGAAATATTCGACGCTTTTTTTGTTTTCTTTATTTTAGAAACGGCGTTTAATTGAAGGCCGCCGTCGGGCGTTCGTTCTTTTTCTGTTTGTACTTTTGGCGCGACTTTTCGAATCCAATCTAAGCCGCTAAATTCTTTTTCCGGGAGTAATCCCATGCCGGTAACCGCTGTGACCGTTTTTCCGCCGTTGCGGAAATCTTCGTCAATTCCGGACGCCCTTTTTAATTTCTTTATTCCTTCGACCGCCGAATCGAACCCTAATAATTCCGCTATTTTTTCAAGTGGCGAAAGAACTGTGTCTAATAAGATTCGTCCGATTTCTTTTAGTCCGCCAATAAGGCTGCCCGAAGAAAATCCCTTTTTCACCTTTTCCCAACCGTCGTATAATCTTTTAATAAATGAAATAAGCCTACCAAAAGGCCCCATTAAAAATAAAAGTGTTTGTCCCCAGGTGTCGAAGTGACGAATCGCCAACACTACGCCGGTAACGAGTATCGCAATAGCTGCAATAACCAACCCAATCGGATTGGCGTACAATATAGCGTTTAAAGACGCCATCGACGCGGTAAATCCACCCGTCCATAAAGTCGCGGCAATTGTAGCAATTTTATAAACTAAAAACGCGCCGGACAATATACCGACAACGATCGCTAAATCTTTTAATAATTTTTTATTTGATACGATTAAAACCGCGAAGTCAACAAACGCGCCAATAACCGGAAGCAACGCTTCACCGATTGCGATTCCAATAGTTTGAAGTTTACCGATTAATGTAGAAAATCGACCGCCTACCGTTTTCGATTGTTTATCCATCATATTATGATACATACCGCCCGCGCCCGTCATATTTTGAAACGCTTGTTGTACGATGTCGGAAGTAATCGCGCCCGTTTCGGCCAATTTATAAATTTCGCCTTTACTTTTGCCCGTCATTCTCGCGAGTTCTTGCATCAAAGGAATACCGCGCTCCGACATTTGATTCAATTCTTCGGCTTGTAATTTCCCTTTGTTCATCGCCTTCATGTAGATTTGCGATAAATCTTCCAAAGGCATAGCAACCCCGGAAGCGACGTCGCCGATCATACGAAGCGATTCCGTTACTTCGTCGCCGGCTAATCCCGCGCTTAATAACATTTGTCCCGACTTCAATACTTCGGCATTATCGAACGGCGTAATGTTGGCGAACTCGTTTAATTGTCCGATCAAAGTATTTGCGGCTTCCGCGTCGCCCATGAAAGTAGAAAAAGCGACTTTCGTTTGCTCCATTCCGGTTCCCAGGTCCCAAATTTGTTTCCCTAAATAACCAATCCCGGCCACGGCGCCGAATCGAAGCGCCAATTTTGACAAAGAAGACATTCCGCCGCTCGTTTGTTGGACCGTAGAATCTAAACCGCCCATTTTGGACCGAAGATCCGTCACGGTTCGCGAAATGTCTTTTAAACCCCTCGAAACGCCTTGATCGATTAACGAAATTATATATTCTTCTCTATTTGCTGACATAGTTTATTTTATTTCTGTAATTAGAAAATTCATATCCGTAATGGTTAAATTTTGCGCCGACGTATTGTTCGCGGCATGGATCTCGATAAAATCCCCGTTCGAATGACTGACAACGCATGCAAATGAAACGTTTTCCGCGCGCCCTCCGGCGTTCGATGTCGCCTTCGTTTTTGACGGCGTTCTAATAGCGTCTAACTTACTATCGTAAAAACCGAACTCGCAAACATGCGTCGCGCCACTTGTAAAAGACAAAACGCATTGTATCAAATATTTTCGACTGACATTCGCCGCGTTCGTCAATCTGTTATTTGTGTGTGTGTATTTTGAATTGTCGGCGCTTGCCGTTGTTGTTCCTAAAACCTTATAAAATGTATTTGAAGCGCTTATAACTGTCGCCGTCGCGTTGCTTTGCATGTACAATTGACCGTTTACGGCCGCGTTTGTAATACCTACGCAACCCGAAAAAAGCGCCTTATTACTTGTTTCAGTTACTCCCGTTAAATAGGTCCCACCGCCCGAAAAATTAACAGTATCTAAAATATATCTTTCGTCTGCAATTGTAGCCGAAGCGCTGACGTTTATCGCCGTTTCACCGCTTAAGCAAACGAATGACGAATAAATGATTCGAAGACGTCGCGTAATAATTGCCGTAGGTGCAACGATAATCGTTGTTTGTCCCGTTCGACCGTCAAATAAATTATTGTTTATTCCGACCGTTCCGATTGTTCCGTCGATTGTTAAATTTGCGGAATTTAAAAACGCGCCCGTTTCTAAAATGACATTTGAATAATCTTTTATAAGTCCAACCGTCGGACAATCGACAAAATTAACGCCGTGCCAATCTAGGGCCGTCGTTACACTATCGCCGACTAAATTTAAAACAGTGCCACTTGTAAAAGCGATGTTTCTTATAGGTAAAGAATAACTCGAAGAAATTAACGCCGTCGAAGAGCTTAAACCCGTCGAAATTATTTTACAATTTTCTGAACTAAAACCTAAAATAGTCGTATTCGCGCCACAAACTAAACGATCGCCGGTTAAATCGACCGTTTTAGTAAAAAAATATGTCGCGTTCGCTGCCAATGTAATGACGCCGTTCACGGCCAAAGGTAGGTCTATTTTATTAGTGACGTAAACAAGTACGTCCGCCACGCTTCCGCCCGTGGCCGGATTAAAACCCGTGTTCTCGGTATGCCACGCGTCAAAAATTGCCTGGCTAGCGTAAACGGTATTTGTTTCGTCTTCGATTTCCGCAAACGGAATCGTTAAAAATAAAACGTCATTATAAAATACTTTGTAAATTACCGCCGATTGACTGTCTTTTTCGAAACGAATATCGATTGATCTTCGACGTTGAAGAATGTTTTCCGCTTCGTTTAAAAACTCGATGTAATTTCCTTTTTTGTAAATATTCATGTTCTTTTATTTTTATTACGGCATATCTAAGGCGTTTCGCTTGTTTTCGAAGTCTAAACAATAACGAAGGTCGTTCCATGTCCGCGAAAAATCCGAATCGCTTAAATCGTCCGGATTTATCTTAAAATGAAATCGAATTAACGCCGACATTTTTCTAATTTCGTCGGCGCCGTCTTCGTTGTTAATTTCAAACTTCTTTAAAACTTTTTTAGCGTTGAATTTTTTCTTTCGATTAATTCAATAACTTTTAAACATGCTTCAATTTTTAAATCTTCATTTGTTCGAATTTCTTCGTCGCCACTTATCCAACAACCGTTTAAAACAATTTCGCCGGCCGTGATTAATTTCGGCGCGCCTTGTATTGGCATAATTAAACCCAGGGCGCGTTCCATAATTGGACGGCTAATCGATTTCAAAAAACAAGTTTTCATTGTTCCGTCGTTGTCTTCAATTTCTAACTGAAATTTTGTCCCAACCGGGACCGTTAATTCTTTTTTCATTTTGTTTTGTTTTTAATGAATATCAAAGATATAAAAAAAAGCGCCGTAAATTAATACGGCGCTTCTAAAAAATCATTGTTTGATTTTTATTATTGCCACACGATATGTGAAATAACCAAATCGAAAGATCTTTTTGTATCTGTGTCCCCTTGTGAAACCTCCACGCCGTCAGAAAGAAATTCGCAATTCTTTAAAACGTGTGTAACCGGGTTCGCTCCATTTCCGAAGAAAACGACAATATCAAACGCCGGGACCTTCAAAAGTGATCCGTCCAAAGCAACGGCGCGAATCGCTTCGACGTCGTTCATTGATATATCAAAAGAAGCGTCCGCTTCGATCGCGCCTTTTCCACGTGAAACCGGACGATCGCCCGCGCCGTAGTTGTTTTTCTTTTCTTGTTCCTCTTTGTACTTAATCGCCGAAACTGAAGCAACCGGAACCCCTAAGATAGTTACGATAATGTCTGAAAAATCGTAAGCTTTACCGTTAATTAATGGTGTCATATATTTTCAATTTTTAAATTAAGATACTTTTACGGCGAAGCCGATATTTATTTCTATTTGACGTGCAACGCCAACCGGAACAATTTTCACGCCTATTGAGATTTTACCCGTAGATAAAACGTTTTGAAGCGGGTTAATTGTCACTTTAAACGCTGAAATTTCGCCGTCTACGTCCATCGATTCCAAGGCCAAAGAACAATCGTTTTTAAACTTCGCGATAACGTCTTCCGTCAATAGTCCCGCGTTCGTTACGTATAACGGCGAATTTAAGTTAGGAAGCATTTTCGCGTTAATTCCGCGAATCGCTTTGTCAATCGTTCTATTCGATTCGATGTAAGCGTAGTCGCTTGTTGCTGCGATCGCCGTCGGTGCGTCGTTAAAATACGTTCCGTTTACTCCGATTTGTTTCTTAATAAAGATATAACCGTAATCGTTTAACGATGTAAGCGCCGCGCTTGTTTGGTTTTTAGCCAATACCGTACCCGTTCCAATTGTAAACGCCGGTTCATCTAATTCCAAGCCTTGAACTAGATTAAATTTTTCAATCCAACCGATATTTTCATGAACTGAAGACAAAGAAATCGCGCCTAATAAAGTACCGATACATGAAAGCGACTTTGCTTCCGAAATTGCCAACGCTGCACCCGTGGACGCCCCGTCTTCGCCAACACAAACAGAAACGTTTTTCGCAGACAAAGCGCGAAGATCCGGTAAAGTTGAAAGCGAAGAAGTAGCTTGAAAATTCGCTGTATAAATGATCGAAACCGGTGTTTGTTGGTTTTCTAAGGTCGTCGCGCCCGTTTGTAATGTCGTAACGTTACCACTCGCGAAAGTTGTTTGTCCGTCGTAATATGCGATCTGTTTGATCTCGCCGTTTGCGAAGTTTTGCAAAGTAACCGTTTCCAGGTATGTGATCGCCGTTGAATCCGTCAACTGAACATACAATTTTCCGTTTGGCTGAATTAAAAAGAATTGATTAACATGATACCAAAGGCGTTTCATGTTTGTCGCTCCTTCTGCAACTCCCAACGCTTCCAATTCCGCGATTGAATAAACAACTTTGATTCTGTCAGTTGTTGTAAATCCCGCCGGTAAATTAGCGTTGACAAACGGCATTGTGAACCCGGAAATATGATCGTTTGAAGTCAACGGACGCCCTAAGCCGCCTTGACCTCTATTAATCGTAATTTGTGAAAGTGCCATTTATTTAATTTTTATAAATTTTCTTTTTTCGCTTCGGCTTCCTTAGCCAATTTAAGCGCTTTTTTTTCCGCGTTGTTTAATCCGCGTGTTTTGTGCTGCATTACTTCTATACCTTCCAATTCAAATGACCATTTCGAACCGCTAAAAAATAGATGTTTTTTTTCTTTTAGAAATTTTTCATCTTTACAAATAACGACGATTTTTTGATCTTCTAATCTTTGAGAGTGCGCGCACGCGAAAGTATAATCCTTTGCGTCAAAAGACGATCCGTCCGAAGTAAAACAAAAACCATTCGCGCCCGGGAAGGACGCGAATAATTCTTTGAGTTTTGTTTTTGATTCCATTTTTCAATGAAATTATGGTGCAACGTAACCTTGCGCCAAAGCGACGATACCTTTTAAGTCAGTACGTAAGTACTTCGCCCCGTGCATAACTTCCGCTGAAAAGATGTCACCGTAGTAAGCCGCTTTTCCTTCTTCCGCGTAAACCTTAACAGTTCCCAACGCTGAAGCAACGCAAGATTTTTGAAACGCGAACGCTCCAACACAATCAGTCGCAGCGTCTGCCGCTCCAACTGCTTTTTTAACTCCCGCCGCAGCGTTGTTGTATGAAACAGTTGTCGGACGTTTGAAAATTTTGAAACCGTACAACATGTTTGCTTCGCCGTTGATCATATCCAAAGCGCGCCCAAAGTCGTTTCTTACCAACGCGTCAAGGTCGAACAATTCGTAATACATTTGAACCGGTAAAACCAAAACACGGTCGTTAGACGGTACGTTGTCCTGGTCCATTTTTTGAGCCATTTTTGCGACGTCTGCCTTTGTGATCAATTTTCTCGTTCCCGTTGCCGTAGCGTTTGGAAGCAAAGAAGTAGCCGCGCCCGTTGTTCTCAATACTAAAGCCGCGTCCGTTGTTGGCGCCCACTCGAAAGCCGTTTCCGTTCCGATACGTTCGTTCAATGTCGCGATGTGTTGTGACATTACTGATTGACGTTTCATGTACGACGTTTGAAGTTCTTCGATTGACGTTACTAAAACCGGATCAATTGTATATTGATTCAAGTTGTAATCCAACAAAGTATCTGTTCTTTGTGTGATTGACGCCGGTAAAGACGAAATATTTTTTTGAATTGCCGAAACTGATCCACTTTGCGGAACATGTACGGTTTTGTTTTCAACAACGAAAGCGGAATGATCCGTTCCCATTTTGATAAATTCGCTTCCTTGGTGTAAAGTTTCTTCGATGTCTTTTACCCAAATTTCTGTTTGAATTGCCATTTTTTTTTGACTTTAAAATTAATTTAACTTTGTTCCATACTCCGCTTCAAAAAGCGTCGCGTATTCTTCAGGACTTTCGTTCTTAAGAGTTTCCAAAAATTTAGGATCTTCTTTTTCCAATTGTCTGAATGTTTTCCCTTCGGCCTTCGAAGTTTTTTCAATGTTGTTCATTACTTTAACAACTTGCGGTTTAATCATTCCAACCATTTTAACGAATCCGTCAAGATCGTTTTTAGCTTGTTCGATTAATTCGTCTTTTTTTGCAACGTCGAAAATTCCCTTTTCAATTGCGTTTTCAACTGCTGAAATTGCGTTCACTTCTTTAAAAGAATTGTTGGCTAATTTCAACGCTTCGATTTCTTCGTCTTTTTTGACGATCGTCGCTTCATTTTCGGAAATTGAATTTGTCAACGTTTCGATTGAATTTTTCATCGTGTCAATTGACGCGATAATCGTTTCCTCGTTTGCCGTTGTTTCAAGTCCTAAATGGTTTTTTACGTTTTCCATTTGTAACTGATTTATAATTAAACTTTTTGAATATTCATTCACCATTAATTCGATGTCGTCCGAAGCGTTATAAACGCGCCCCGTTTTAATAACTTCGTCTATCAATCCTTTTTCTAATGCTTCGCTCGAATCGAACCATGTTTCGGCCGTCATGCAATCGTTTAACATTGCGCGATCCATTTTTGAATTATTGTCTAAAATCGTTAACAAAGTATCTTTTAACGAATCGACCATTACTTTTTGTTTTGGCTGCAATAATTGGTATTGCGTTCCGTTCGATACTTCGTGGATCATTGTTTTAGAAAAGTCGGACGCGTATCTTTTCGCTCCGGCTTGTAATATGATACCGGCAATTGACGCGGCGATCCCGTCGTTGATTGTATTACATGGTTTTTTAGAGTTTGCAATCGCTGAAAAGATCGAAAGTCCTTCGATAACTGATCCGCCGGATGAATTGATACGGACGTTTATTTCGTTGACGTCGATCATATCGTTTAACATTGATATAGTAGAAGCGAAACGCGCGCCGTTTATTTCTTCGGTTCCAATGGTCCCATAAAGTAAAACTTCGGCCACGCCGTCAGAAATAGAATTTTTTAAATTTTCCATGCGACAAAGAAACGCTACATTAAAATAAAATTCGTACTTTTAACGAATTAAATTCATTCATTAAAGTAAAAAAAATATGTCCGGCAAAAAAAATCAATTAGATCTAGTTCGTCGACGAATCGACGTCGCTAAAGAAGTACGCGAACGCGCCAACGAGAAAACCGAAGCCGTAGTGAACGACATTGCCGAAAGATTGTATCTTCGTCCTGGGACAATTTACGGCGATTTAAAGAAGGTAAAGGCATCCGAATTAAACGCCGTCACCCGTCCGAATTACTAATTCGTCGATGTCTAGCTCTGTATTCAATTCTAATTCGATTAGGCCACCCGTCGAAATTAAATCCGTATGAACATAAGTATCCGTATCTGTAAACGTTGAATTAAAAACGATTTGCCAATCAATAACGTTGCCCGGCGCCGTGTCCTGGATTTCACGAACTCGCGTCCATGATCCAACGTTTCCGGCGCTCCAACCGTGAATTTTCGCCGTTACGGCTTGTTGAATGTCGAACATCGATAAATCTTCGACTAATTGGTGAAATCCGACATGTAAAGTCATTTCGATTTTACCTTTTTGAATTGCCGACGCTTCGGTCGTATAAGATATGTCGGAAAATTCGACGAATACACAAGGAAAAAGAAACGGAATTTCAGTTCTTTCGTTGTCGAATTGACGATTAAACATTCCGACCGTTTTAATTTCTTCGCTTAATTCCGTCGCGATCCGATCGCGAACGTCTGTATAAATTGATTTTATCATAATATTTTTATCATTTTGGCGCGAATTAAAGCGCCTATTTTTTTATCTAATAACCTGGATTGTCCTAAAAATTTCCTTTGCGGCATCCTTCCGCTTCCTTCGTTGTGTATTTTGGCGTAATTAAGGCCGTATGATCCTATAACAATACGTCGAAACGTTGGCGAAGGACCGACGCGAATAGAACGTCGCAGCGCTCCGGTTTTTACTAATATATTACGGCGCGCCGAATTTTTATCGTTTCTTTTTCTTTTTTTCCATGGATCCGAGCCGACGGCTTCGTCTGAAAATCCTTCATGATCGAAATTTTCAACGAATTGAATCTTCGCAATGTTTCCAATAAGGCGCGGGGCCGTCTTTTCGAACTTTTTAAATTCTCGAATTTTTTCTTCGAAATTGAATTTTTTTCCTTTCATTTAAAAGAATATTTATAGTGATCTAATCCTTTTAATTTAGTGAAAATTATTTCGCGTCCTTTCGATTCGTTGTAAATATTTATTAACGCTTCAATAGAAAAAGAAGTCGTAAAATTAAACAACGTTTCCGCACCTGGAAAACTTTTTAAATATTTTTCGTTTATATCTATTAATTCTATCATTTTGCTTCGTCTATTAATTTGTTTAACATTAAAATCATATCGTCGTAAAGTTCCGGAAATTCACCTTTTAAAACTTCGTTTCCGATATACTTATTTTCGAAGGCGTGCGCGAAAAATTCCGCATACTGAAAATAACCGCCGCCGCCCTTCCAATAATTAACGGCGTGGCCCCAACCTTGAATACCCTTTGTTAATGACGCGATAACGTCCATCGCTGCGCCTATCGATTCGTCTAAATCTTTACTATTTAAACTTGAATATTTCATCCTTAAATCGAATAAATATTCCCTATGCGCCGTAAGTCCGTTAATCAATTTAGGATCTTTTGTTTTAAATATTTTAACCCACTTAGTGAAAGTTTTTTCCGCGATAGGATTTGCAAAAACTTTTTCACGTGGCATAAACGGCATTCTTATCCATCTTTGTTGATCGTGTATCGCGTGACCGAATTCATGGTAAAATATTTTCTTTTTCCCGTATTCAGTTGAAAAACGCCCGGTCGTATCTATTACGACGTTATTTCCTTGATTAAAAGAAGAACTTCCTTTTTTGATTCTCATTGGACTTTTTAATAAATTCCAAAATTCGTCTTTTATATCTATTTTTTCGTCGAAAATTTCGTCGATGTTTTCCGGTATGTTTGGATTTTTGACAACCGGCGCCGCGATCGTTGGCGTCTTAATCTTTTTCGTCGGCTTCGGCGGCGTTGGTAGGCCCCAATTTTTGGCCGCGTCGACCTTGTAACGTTCTTCGATGTTCTTTGTATAAGGATGAATCGACTCGTCGAATATACGGCCCGACTTCCCAGGATTAAAAGCGAATAAAGGCGAATCCACGTCCGGCATATTTTTAATTTGTGTGTCCGTTGTTTCTTCGCCTTCTTCTAATTGAAGAACATAACATCGACAGTTAAAACCATTCGGCGGCATGTGTGAATCCCAAAACGAATCACCGACGGGACGGACCACGCCGTCAAATGGTTTATGATTGTGACGAACTCGTTCATCTTTTACAGTTACATATTTTAAATATGGGAAAATTTCGGCTTCGCTTGCGAACTCGTTCCATTCGCGCCCCATTTGAGCCGTAGCGAACGCCGTATTAAATTCAGTCTTTAAATAGTTTTCGTTGTACGTTTTAAACAATCCGTCATGGAATTGATCGCCTTTAATTATCTTTTTGAACTCCGAAAAATCTCGTTTAACGCCGTTTGACGTCATAACTAAATTAGTCATGTCTTTGACTTGTTGAAACGTCTTCGCGCCGCTGAATATCGCTATATTGTGTTTGTAGTATTCAAATAACAAAGCGTCGGCGCTATCTTCGGCAAAGTCGGTTCCGAATCCTTTTACGATCGCAGCCGTTAAACGATCTAACGTAACGTTGTAAAGGTCCAAAGGTAAATTTTTAGGCGTAATTATACCGGCATAAACATTGTTTATTAGATCTTCTAATTGTTTATCCGTGTAATTCATTAAATAAGGCCTTTATAAAGATTTTCAACTGATTGAATAACGGTCCCGTCTTCGTTCTTTTCCGTGTCGATTTCTTCTTCGTTTACCGGAATGTTAAACGTTTCTTCAATCCATTCCGGATCGATTTTGTAGCCGTTTTTCAATAATTTATCTACCATGTCAAATTGTTGAACCTTCGAAATTTGTTCCGAATCGTCCCATTTGAAATATGATCCGTCGTTTGGAAATAAACCTAAATAAATCATTTTAGGCAAAACGGAATCCATAAAATGACGCTCTAACTTCGTTTTAATCGCCGTTACTGTTTGATTCAATATATCTAAATGAACGTTAGCCGAACCCGTGAACGCCTTTTCGTCGGTCGTTCCGGTTTGATTTAATACAAGTTTTGAAAGTTCGGAATTTAATATTAAAATCATTTCGCTATAAACTTGATATGAATCCGTTTGCGTTGACTGAACGAACTCCAATATATCGTCGTTTCCAATAACTGCATAAGACGCCGAAGTCATATTCTTTAACATGTTTTCCATGTTAACTTTTGATTCCGGGTTTAATATATCGGTTTTTCCGACGCGAACCGGCATCCCGAACAATTCCGCAAAATGGGACCACGCGCCAAAAATACCCTTTTTCCATAGGACCAACGGCGCCGCCTTCGATAATATACCTAGATCATTTTTTTCGCCTATTTCGATTAACCACGTTTCGTAAGGTTTTTCGCGATACGCCGTCCCGCTCGTTGCATGATCGTAAACGCTGCTTTTAACGATACCGTGTTCCGGGACTACGTTTTCGCGCGGTATCAATTCCAAATTAACGAATTTTTTTCCTTCAATCCCTCCGATCTGTATAAGCGAATGACCGTAAAACATTGAATCGACAAATGTTTCCATGTATTGTTGAAACCACGCCGAACGAAGCGCCTTCGTTAATTCTTCGTTTTCTTCGCCTTCTTTGTCGACGATCCAAAACTTTGATCCGGTAACCTTTAATTTTAAAGTGTTCATTAAGGCCGTCAAATGTGAATCCAAAACAACATCTTTATAGATATTGTATAATTCCGTTCTTCGCGGGTTTAAAACACCTTCGGCCGTAATAACTGCCAACCTCCATTTTGCAACGTTTTGATTGACGCGGCTAAATTCACGAACGACAACTTTTTCATTTACTCGCGCCCTTGTTGGCGCTTCTTTTACGACGTTTTTAACGTCTTCGATGTTTGATCTATTGAAAGGCCACATATTAATATGAATTATTGTTTATAGTTGCGCCGAATACGGTATCGTTTCCGCGGTTTTCTTCAAAGGTTAATAAAGCAAAATCCGGATTAACGTTTTTTCGTGGATCGACTGAATCCATTAAAAAGCGGACCGCCTTATCATATCGAACGATTCGAAATTCCGGTATATTGTTCGGGTTTATTCGTGAATGTAATTCGTATAAAACTAGATCGACCATAAGGCGTACTAATAACGGATTTCGATCCGCTATCGCCGTAAAATAGGCCGTTTCGTTTGGACGTTGTCCCGTCGCCGTAGCTATACAGTTGTAAAGTTGTTCGTTTGTTCCGTAGGCGGTAAAATATGTCGCGTTCGTTGGCAATTGGAACGCCGGCGGTATTAAGATACAACGATAAACGATTCCGTTATATTCGACTAAGTCGCCAACGGCGTAAACTTTCGTAGTAATAAACTTCGCAGCAAATAAATAAATTTTTGATCCGATCGCGTAAGTTTCCGTAAATGAATATTCCAATACGTCGATAAACATCGAGTCGACGTCGAATCTACTGTTTAAATAGCTTTTCGCCTGGATTGTCGACGCTTTGATCGCCTGGTTAAATATAAGATCGTCGGACGCAATTATGACGGCCAAGTCTGCCGCGTTAATTAATGACTTACAATCGTTTTTAATTAAAAAACTCATATTCTTTTTTTTTCAAAGATATAGTTTATTTTTCAATAAAATTTTATTCAATAAAAAAAAAGCGCCGTAAATTAATACGACGCTTTTTCCAAGATTAGTAATTATAGAAAAAAACCTAACAGTAAGAAGTACCGCAAATATAATAATTATTTTTAATTAACAAACTTTAATACGAATTATTTTCTTTTTCAACGCCTTTACCGATTAAAACATGATCGAAAGTCTGCCGTCCGTTTTGATATAGCAAATAAGACGATTTAACGCACTCGATTATAAAATAGTCGTTGGCGTCCGAAGTATGTCCGAATTGTTCGTAGGAAACTTTTGTTTCGGCGTTCATGATCTTTTGTTTCTTTTTTGTTCCGTCGTTGTCTTCTTTTACGTTAATATAGTCCTTTATTGTGTTTTTACAATTGGACGAAATCGCGATCGAAACGCCGTCGAAACCTTTTTCGAATACCTGATTTATAAAATTTCCGCGCATAACAACTGAAGGATTCGCCGAAGGAACACGAAGGACCGGTCGAAATTTCGTTAAATAATCGCGTATAAGCGTAAAAAAATTGTGTCCCTTTTCTAGCTTCGTGTCTTGTTTTTTCGATGTCGCATCGCCGTAAATGAACATTCCGGATTTATGCGAATAAAATTCCGCGTCGATCGCCTGGCATAACTTCGAAAGTGTGTTGTTCGGCGACGTTAAACAAAATTCTGAAATCTGTTTTAATTCTTTTTTATTGTCGCCGTACACTTGCCACGCCGTCGCGGTTATGTACGGATTGACGTTTTCGTCAAATGATATGTGTAAAGGTAAATCCGGATTGTATTCGACATCGACGATATGATCGTCCATCGCAAACGATTTGTAAAATTCGCCGCCACTTTTTAAAGTGATGTCCCAATCGCCGTTTACAAAGACTTCGTATTCATACGACGGCATAGATTTAAGCGCTTCGATGTATTCGTCTGTAATGTATGGATTGTCGAATATTTTTGACGGAATATAAAGCCAATTTATCGGCAACTTTCCCAACTTCCAAAGATTATAAATTTTGTCTTTTACCCAATTTTGCGTCGGATTACATGTCGCCGCGATAATTGGCGCCGGTTGGTCTTCTTTTGCGATTCCAGGAATCAAATGTGATCCGGCGCGCTCTATTGCCTTATAAAACGTTTTTTCCTGACATTCGTTTATTTCTTCGAATAAAAATCCGTTTACTTCAAGTCCCTTCCATCTGTTCAATTCTTTATCGTCGGCGAAATTCTCGCCAAAAAACAAAAGTTGTGATCCATTGGTAAAAGTTACGATTTGTTTTTCCTGGTTATAATTTTTTATAAACGATTCCGGACATATCTTAAAAAATGACGGTATCGTATTACGCTTCAAAGTTTGAAGATCCGTCCGAACGACGGCCCAACGTGAACCCGGATATTTTTTCGCTAACAGAATAAAACCGCCAAGGCCGGCAAATGTTTTTCCGCCACGAATCGCGCCGCCGAATAAAACAAACGTATATTTGCGCGAAAATAGCGCTTCGATAAAAAGCAACTGTTTCGCAAATGGTTTAAAAAGTGTCGTTACCGCCAAAACAATAAATAAGCTATGACAGACATCGAAATTAAAACGAAAATAACGGCGATTAAAAACGCCTTCGTTAATTGTTCCTCCTGGTCTTCGTTTAACATGAACATAAAATTAAAATTAATAATAAGATAGAAATCGCGACGTATTTCAAACTTTTCTTTGGTTTGTTTATTTCGATGTATCGATCGATCTTTTGTTGTTGCTGCTGCGGCGTTAATTTTTGCCATTCTCGCATCGTGGCGCGCCGTTGTTGTCTAGTCATTTGCATTGAATAAATAATTTATTATTTTTTAAAATTAATCGCGGGTTTCCGCGATCGTCGAATATTTGAAAGTGTCGCGAAAATACGTTTAATATTTTATATTTTTTCAACGGCGTAAAAAATTCGCCTGGGGACGTGTGTAAATATTGAAGGTTCATCGATCTAATTTTAAAATTCGTCGCGCCCACCCGCGTAAGTCTGTAAAGAATAGTTCCGCCGTTTCAACTCGTTGGATCGGCTGAAATTTTACGCCGGACGGCTTAATGTTGAATTGTCCCGCGTATTTACGGGACAATGTTTCGGAGTTTGTGAATGTCTTCATTATTTCAAAAAGTTTAAATATGCTTTGTATGATTCGAATACGGCTTGAATTTGTTTAAACTCTTCCGTCCAGCGTGGCGTCGATAATTCTTCATTTGAATTAAAAAATGTTTCCCACTCTTCGACGGATCTTTTTTCGCAGCCGATATGAATTTTGTTTTCTGTTATGCCGTGCGTCCATTTGCAATGAATCGGAATTTTTACCGCGCCGGATAAATCCGCGTTGCGTAAATTCGCGTTGCGTAAATTCGCGCTTCGTAAATTCGCGCCGGATAAATCCGCGCTTCGTAAATTCGCGCCGGATAAATTCGCGCCGGATAAATTCGCGCCGGATAAATTC